GCGTAGAAACGCAGCAGCGGCCGGTCGCCCTCGGGGATCTTCGTATCAACTCTTGCCATTTATCCACCCCCTGTGGGGACTGAGACGCTCGGGCTCGCTGTGGAATCGTACGCATAATCAACGACTGCTTCAAACGCCGTGATGTAACTGACCGCCTCATACGTAATCGAGATTGGTGCGCCAACGATGACTTCGATGATAACTGCGCCGACAACTGCCGCTGATGGGATGCCAACCGCTATGACCTGTACAGTGCCAGGAGTGGCCTGACTCGCGCCAAATATTTCCACTGACGCGATGCCGACTGGCGCTATCGTGAGACTTAGCGTACCAGTGCCAAACTGCTCAACGGATCGGATACCTACCGGCGCTATAAAGAGCGTCGTGCTTGTTGCGCCAAACGCTTGTCCCGACGCAATGCCGGCAGGCGAGATCGTTACAGTGCCCGGTGTGGCAACGGCATTGCCGAACCGCTCTGCCGGTGGAATCCCTACAACGGCAAGTGCTTGCGCGACCGCCGTGACACCGAATACTTCAGCGGATGAGATGCCAACGGGCGAAATTGTTTGTGGCTGCGCAACAGCAACAAGGCTCGTGCCGTGTTGCTCGCCTGAGAGGATGCCCGCAGGAGAGATCGTCGCCACGCCCGGTGTGACTATCGCAGCGCCGAACCGTTCGCTAGTCTGGATGCCGATAGAGGCAACAGCCTGGCCGACGAGCGCAACGCCAAGGCGTTCATCAGATTGGATACCAGCCGGCGTGACGAAGAGCGTTGTCGTGCTCGTGCCGAGCTGCTCACTCGATGCAATGCCGGCTGGTGAGATAATTTGTGTTGCAGTAGCGGCACCGAAGCGCTCGACCGACGCGATACTGCTCGCTGCAAGCGCCTGCCCGGCTAGCGCAGTGCCAAGTGCTTCGCCCGATGGAATACCGGCCGGTGAGATTGTCGCGACGGACGTGACGGTGACGGCGCCAACCCGTTCATCAGACGCAATGCCGGTCGGCGAGATAATTTGTGTTGCGGTGACGGCACCAAAGCGCTCGTCCGACGCGATGCCACTTGCCGAAAGCGCCTGCCCGGTTAGTGCGGTGCCAAGTGCCTCACTCGACGGAATACTCGCTGGCGTGACGAAGAGCGTTGTTGTGTTCGTACCAAATCGTTCATCGGACGTAATGCCGACTGGCGAGATAATTTGTGTTGCGGTGATGGCACCGAATTGTTCGTCCGACACAATACCAGTCGCCGAAAGTGCCTGCCCGGCTAGTGCAATGCTGACCTGCACCAACTCGATGGCGATACCGCCCATCGCCAGCGTGGTGGAGTTCTGAATGCCGGAGGCGGTCGCCTCGAAGGTGTCAGGCCGCCACTGTGCCTCCAAGGTCTGCGAGGGGGTGCCCTGGTTACCCTCGTCCAGCTCCAGCCAGTTCGCCCGCGGGATGACTGAGTTCGCCGCCGAGCTGTTGTTCCCGAACCCGGCGAGGCATCGGCTGTAGGCGTCGAACTGGGCACCCGGCAGTACCACGTCGAGCGCGCCGCCGATCGCGACGGTGTTGAACGCGACCGCAGACTGCGCAATGGCGTTAGCGCCGTTGGCGCCCTGCTCCACCTTTGAGCACGCGATGACCTGCCAGCGAGCCCCCGTATGCACCACGGCGTTGAGGTCGATGGTGACGGCGCCCGGGTCCAGCGGGGTCGCGGTCTGAGCCCGGTAGGCGAACAGCTTCAGGTTGTTCCCGGAGGTCTTGTAGAAGACCGAGTTCACCAGTTCGTAGGTGAGGCCGCTGCCGGTGACGGTGTTGACCGCCGGCTCCGACCCGGTGATCGACAGGTCGATAAAGACGACGAGCAGCGACCCGGGCGGCGGGGCGAACGAGGCCGTGGTGTAGCTGGACTGGTCGGCGTTGCTGCCGCCGTCGACCAGGCGGGTGCAAAAGATGCCGTGGCCGGCGTCCAGGGACGGGATCTGGTCGGGAAGGTAGACCCTGCCACCTGGGGCAATGCGGCCGGGGAGCACGTTGAGGGGCACCCGGCGGTTCCTAGTTCAGCAGTAGCGCGGTGAGCTGGTAGACGCGGATGTTGTTGGACACCGAGGACGTACCCCAAGTGGCCACGACGCCAACGCCGCGCATAATGGTCGTGTCGATCGCGACGGTTCGTAGCGCCAACGTCGAAGGGATCGGCTTGATGATCGTCTCGTACGCCACCAGCGACGTGCTCAGCTTGACGTGGCCGTTGCCGGTAATCGATCCGGCCGTGCCGATCGCAGTGACCAAACCCTGGTACTCCATCTCCCATGGCCACGACACGGCGGTCGTGGTCGTGGCCGCAGCGGTGTACTCGGCCAGCGTCACCGGGGTGGCCAGCGCGCCGGTGGCCCCAGGGATGCCGAGCGCAGAGCCGATCGAGAGGGTCGGCGTGCCCGTGGTCGAGAATTCGCCGGTAGCCTTGATCAGCAGCCGCGTACCGGGCCGGAGCACGTTGGCCGGGATGATCGGGGTGGGAAGCGGATCAACGAACTGGCGGGCGGTGAAGGTGTTGAAGTTGGCGCCGATCGCGGTCGCGAACGGCCCGATGGGTGTCGCGTAGTAGGCGTCCATCAGATACCTCTCTTAAAGTTTGAAAATCTTGTTAGCCAAATTATCGAACGCAATAGAGATGTTCCCGCCGTTCGGCGTGACTGGCAAACCAGAGCCAGTCGCAGGCGCGAGCGCACGCGAGCCTGCAACCATCGCGTTCGACGTAGAAACTACCGTCAGCGTTCGGTCGCCCGCATTAGCAGCAGCGTTTAGCGTCACAGATTGACCATTAGCAAACGCCAACACCGTCGCGTTCGGGATAGCAGCAGTGAGCCGCTCTACTGGCAGCACAGTATACGGCGTAGCGGGAGTAGCAGTCGCACAGGTGACAATGTGCTTGCCCGTGATCATTGCGACCATCTCAGAGGTTGTGTTGGTACCAGTGTCTCTAATAATGAATACTGCCTCAACCTGGTTACCAGTAACCGACGTGAACGTGACATCTGCCGCGTCCGCAACGCCCTGCACAATTGTTGGTGACGTGAGGTTCACCTTGGCACCGATGATTGACGCATCGAAATCATCGTAGAAGTCTGCGACAGCGGAAGGCCCAAGATTGACGCAGTACCCGCCCGAACCAACGCCGTTACCAGTAACGTTCGTACCCGTGATCGGGTCTGTAAGGCTGAACACTGAGCCAGATGCAGCAGTAATCGCCCATAAGCCATTGCCGGAAGTACCAGTGGCAATACCGTCCACATACACAATATCGCCGGTCGTAAATCCGTGCGCCACCGCAGTCGTCACCACAATTGGTGTGGCGTTCGTCGAGCTGGTAATCTGTCGGATGCCGGCGTCCGAGATAGTCGGCGTTAAATCTGCCAGAACGGCCGACATCGTCTGCCCATCCCAGTCCAACGTGGCACCAAGAAACTTCTGACGCGCAAGTTCAAACAATGCATTTGCCATGTGCCCTCCTAACCATCGAAGCCAATTGGCTCGAACTTCTGCGTCATGTCTTGGAGTGCGATCTTCATATCCTCCACGAGTAGCTGATGGTCAATGTTGGCAGGAATCACAATGCCTTGCGCGACAAGCCCGTCAAGAATTGCCTGCACAAGTGCGGCTGGTGCGAGCGCGGTCAGCATGTCGGTATGCGCATCGTGCTCCATCCCGAGCGCGTCGAGCTTCTCGACCACCGTAGCGCTAAGTTCCGCGACCTCACGGCGCACAACAGCGAGGTTGTTCGCACGCCCCGGCACGTCAGGTTCGCCGTGATCGGTCATCCGAACGCCCTGGTCGCGCAGGCTGGTAGCATTTGTGCGCAACCACATGAGCGCGTCGTGCTCTTCTGGTGTCACGTCTGGTTCACCTCCCGTAAAGAGTTCCGCAAATGCAGCATCGGTCATATGGTTGTAGTCACAGCGCCCAATACTAGCAACGTCTTTCACACAACCGCTTTGCCCATTCGAGCATTGCCATACTGCGGGCGGGTCTGTGAAGCCTCGCACGGTAAAGCCAAGTCCGCCATACGGCGTAGCACCATAGCGCGCCCACCAACCAAGCGCCCCACCTGGGATAATGGCCGGGTTCCCCATGCGAGTGTTCCAAAACGCCGGGTACGTGTAGAAAAGTCCACGCCCGCCAAGCGCAGCTCGCACGCGCGTACACCAACGGTCGGCCCAGGCAATAAGTTGTGTTGAGCTGAACCCGCCATCGTTAGCTTCCAGGTCGAGCGCCCAACTGGTACCTTCAGCAGCCCAGCCAGCATTGCGCGCGGCGTTGATGAAGTAATCGGCCTGCACATCGACATCTGCTTTGCCGGGGCGGGCAAAGTGATATGCAGCTCGCGGCAGACCGACGCTTCGCGCCGAACGCCAACGCTCAGCGAAGGTAGCATCGGTAAAATTATTATTCTCCGTTGCCTTAAGGATAATGAAGTCCTCACCGGATGTCTTGTACCGTGCGGCGTCGAACGTCGCCTGCCAGTGACTTGTATCCGCCCCTGTTTTCATCGCAGCCTCGGCTTGCAGACGATCAGCGTAATATGCGGACTCGTATGCGAAACAATCGGCTTGCAGCGCGTTGTGGTCGTCGGTCGCGTTGTCACTGTTGTCATGGGAACTCGCGTAGTTGGCGTAGAAGTCGGCGCCGCCACTGTCGTCGCCGTCGGTAGCGCCGTAGTCGTCGCACTATTACCACCAGTCGTTGTACGCTGCGTCGTTGTGAGCAAGCTTGTCGTCGTTGGTAGTTGCGATGTAGTTGTACTCGTCGTGCTACTCGCTGGAGCAATCAGGCCAGGCGGGCGCGGCATGCTGTTCACGGCAGATGGCGTGGCAATAACAACCGTCGTGACCGCTGAAATGGTCATCACACCAACTACACCAATGACGCGCGCAACGACCCCACTCAGCTTAGCCTGTCTGAGCTGATTTCGCAGTATCGCTCTCTGTACCATGTCCAGCATTCTCACCTACAGCAGTCGCCACGCGAAGATAGCCTGCCTGGACTGCAGCGGTCATCTTATTGATCTCGACAGCCAATTCTTTGATGTCTGGTCGATTCGTGATGATGTCGAGGAGTACGTCATTATGCTTGGTGATCTGCGCGATTTGTTTGTCTTTCTCATCGGTGACAAGCGCGTACTGGCGTTCCCTCTCTTCCAACTTCGCCTTGAGCCGTTCATTGTCCGCCGTTAGATCGATGTTCGCGCCTCGTAGCAATGCAATGTTTTTGTCCTTGTTCGCCTCGCGAGCGAACATCCCTACGCCGATCAGCACGCCGATAATCCCGATCCCGCCCAACAGAATCGAGATGGCAGTCTGAATGTTGGCGAACTGGCTCATGCACGGTTATTTGATGCGCCTCCAACGCGGTTGGAGCCGGTGTTGGTCTGTGCGCTTGGCGTCTGACGCGGGAGACCGGGCTGCGTGCCGCGCGCCTTCGTACGCTGAAGCGCCTTCTGCGTTTCTTGTTCGCGGCGCTTTGCCTCCTCTTCCGCCATATCTTCCTCGTGCTCAAATGTGTCCTCGCGAACTTCATCCTCGCGGTCCTGAAGCTCTTTGAGGCGCTCCGTCTCAATATCGCGAGGCGGGAGGTCGAGTTCCTCACGAATGAAGACTTCCATTGCCTCGTCGGCGCGCATAATGTCAGCACCGATCAGGTTACGAAGTGTGAAGCTGAGATCACGCCAGTTCGTCGGCATACGGACAGCGAGTTGTGGGTAACCGCTGCCTGTGCGCGTATAGTTATAGCCGATAAGCTGACGAGCCGCGTAATGATTGATGCTATCGACAACCTCGTTGACAATATCGCGACTCGCGTTGAGAAACCACTCCTGCGCCTGGTCCGTGTCGAGCGGGTCATGTCCGAGGATGTTCACCATAATCATCTTGTCATGGTGAACAATTGACTCCATCGGATTGACCGGGTAACCCTCGACCTTCGCGAACATCAACTCCCACATTGGCGGCAGCACAACATGCGCCTTCTCATTCACGCGCAAGTTGCGGCCAATCTCGTCGGCGAGCTGAAGGTCGCTTGGCTCGCCTGCCGGGCCGGTCTTCGCTGTGAAATTGATCGGCAGCTTGATGACCGGGATACCAATGCCGTGCCGTTCCTTCTGAATCGCATCGATCCTATAGAGGTTATCTTTGAAATACCAGTGCTTGTATGCGCTGCGCAGTGCGGAAATACCTGGGAGGTTGCCAGCCTCGCGGTCATGCGAGAAGACAAGTAGCTTGTCGATCCCAACCGGCACCGTTGGCTTCCTAGCAGGGTCAGCAGAATAGAACTCGATCGCCTCCGGGCCACCATTCCGATCGAAGTACCACTCCATAACCTGTAATGGATGGCGCGGGGCGAACTTCTGCCAAAGCGTGCGTACCTCACCATCGACGACATCCTGCATGAATACTTTCTCGAACACAGAATGCCCAAAATCGAGACAGAGTGTTGCTTCCGCAAGGAACTGCTTGAACGGGATCGTCATGTTGTTGAGCGCATACCAGAGCAGCTTGGCAGCGTTCCTGTCCTTTGTAGAATCCGATGCCGGCTTGGTGTACCACGTCCCCGCGAGGATCGGCAGCTTCTTCAAGCGGAGGCTAGCGCGCACTGTCGCATCTGAGCGGCGCATCTGGTCGTACTTCCTGATGCCAGCTTCGCCGCGCAGGTCGGGGTTGTATTCTTCATCCCAATATTGCCCATAAAATGAAAAGCCGCTTGCACCTAGCTCGTTATACGACGGGCCAAGCTCGCGCAGCGTGATCGGCGGGCGTTCCTTGACGATCATGTAGCCGCCCGACATGCTGATCGGCTCGAACTCCATGAGGATGTCCGTCAGCGGTCGCTGATCGACAGCATCGAGGTTGATCTCGCGCGTATCCCCAATCGCCATCAAAAGGTCCTATCGTAGAGGCCGCTAAAAACGGTTTCCGATGGCGAGCCCCATATAGTCGGCTCGGCGGGCGCAGTCGCGACGGTGACGAGTTCGCGCGCCGGCACAATAAGCTGGCCGCCTCCGCTGTAAACCTCGTTGAGATGCCGCATAGCGCCCGTGTCATATAGCATCGTCAGCGCGTACATCAGCGCGTCGATGCCGTGGTCGTCCTTCTTGATCGGCGCGTCCTGTGGGTCTTGCGGAATCATCGTGTTCGGCGGGCGCTTGCTACGGTAGTTGTTCATCTCAAAGATGAGCTGCGAGCAATCAAAATCGACAAAGAAGCGCGGCGCGATCTGCGGCGTGCCATACTCATCAAGCACGTAGCCAGTCTCACGCGATGTCAAGAATGTTGCGAGCCGGTCAACGCGCTGGCGCCAAGTGAATTTCTCTTTGAGGTCGGGGTCGCCAATGGTTGGCGCGAAGTTCTGGCTCATGTATCGGACGGCCGCCGGTTCGGACGGGTCGCCAAACCCAAGGTCGATGCGGTACCCTTCCGGCTGCGTGCGTGCCTTCATTGCGGCGGCATGCTCGGTGAGGTCCAAACCCGTCTCGTAATATTCGCGCCATACGTAGATCGTATCGGAGGGACCGATTTGGAATTCTATGGCGGCAAATGGACGGGTATTCCCTGTAAAATATACCGTCCCATTGCGACGTGCCAACCACGTGCCAGTCTCAGTAGTAGGACACCAAACAAGCCCATCATGCACAACATTAATGCCCTGAGACATAGATTTCGGAGCCACCGTAGGCACGTAATTAATTGCTAATTGCCAACCATGACCGTAATCGCCGCCATACTGTATCTTATAAACGTTGGTAGGCAGGCCAAGAAGCTGACATGCCATTTGCATAGCATCAAGAGCCGCTCGCTTGCGCTGCGAGATAAAGCGTCC